TTTGAAAGAATGTTAAAGCGGCATCGCTGCCAAAACCAGACTCGCCGCCGCCGCCGAAAATGTCAAGTCGTCCGCTGTTTTCCAAGAACATGTGTTGTGTAAAGTAGCTTAAAGTGGGGTGTCGTGCGTGAACAATCTACGAAGTGCTGTAAACAATCTACGAATAAGTGTCAAGTTAGATTGCTCGTAGATCGCAGAATTCCAATGAAATCAACGACTTAGCGGCGACGATCTAAACAATCTACGTTTTTGGGAATAATGTGGCGCTAAAAAGTTGGGAGATTCTTATGCCATAATATGAAATTGTGAAGTCCAACTCAGGGTTTATGTAGTATACGTTAAAAACATAGATTATCTATATCATCTATATCGTAACTACTCTTGTGGCTCATGGTAAAACTCTTGTAAGTGGTTGATTTCATTGGCTTTTTTCGTAACTTGACATGCTTAATTTTGTAAAGTTACGTAGGGTAAAGTACGTAAATCGTGTCAGGTAAAAAATAGATTGTTGCTGTGTATAGTTAGATTGTGTCAGGTTAGTTCTTACTTGACACTTTACACGTATTGTTACAGCAGAATGTAAAGCAATCGAGTCCCCCCAATGTAAAGTCGTCGATAGTCGCAGGGCTGGTGCTATAAACCCCCGACGTATGGTGTGTTAACACACAGAAAGAAAGCGAGTTCCCCCGCTTCTCTGCCTGACTGCTCAATGAAAACAAAAAAAAGCCCGCCGAAGCGGGCTGTGGTTAGAAGGACATCACTACGACCAGAAGGAAGTAGAGGATAGGTGCGAAGATGATCGCGCCGATGATTGCTTTTGCGTCGTCACTCATGTGGTTCTCCAGTTTGAAAAAAGACCCGGAGCCTGTCACGCTCCGGGTTTCTACTTACGCCAGCTTGGTTACTGAGCTACGCTTCGCAGCGCCGTCACCACGCTTGGGGAGCAGTGCGATGTAGGGGTTACCGAATCGGTTTGCCAACATCACTGCTTCGGTGCCACCGTCAGCGATAAACAAGGAGTACTTGTTGATCGGAGCCTTTAAACAAGGAGTACTTGTTGATCGGAGCCTTGAGCTTCTTGGAAAGCTCGGTCATCTTGGCGTGGCATTCGCCAGCGTTGTCAACCGAGAACTTGCCGTCAGCGTCTTTCTTCAGAGCGATTTCGCCCTTGGTGTTCTTGACGATGGACACCGAACCCTCAAAAGTCTTTGCAGACATAGCTATCTCCTAAGTGATGACCCTCATCCGGTGGCGGAATGCAACCTTCTAACGAAGGTCATCACGCAAGGAGACTGCTATGTGTTGTTAAAGAGCTTTGAATCTTTGCAGTGCGATCACTGCATCGACAAATTCAGACTCGCCGATCTCGCAAAAAGTGTCAAGTTGCCAGCGAAAGCAAGGGTTTTCCCGAATCGTTTTGGTCTGGGTTTGCTTTGGCTTTTTTCGTTGCTTGAATTGTTCGAGGGGGGTACATGGCTTGAGAAATTTCGACCCCCCGCTATTTGTACCCAACCCCATAAAGCACGACCCAAAAAATAGAACGTGTAAAGTTAGCTTATCGCCCAGCCAAATCGCTTGACATCTCCGTCACCTCCCGTGCTATATTGCGCGCATGGACAACCTCCCCCTCAATCACACCAAGTGGAATGACCGGCTGGCCTTCGACGTGGCACTCACCCTCGAAGGCAGTGGTGAGACGTTGCAGGAAGTCATCACACGCCACAACATTTCGGCCAACGACATCCTCACGTTCAACACCGACCCGGTGTTCCTCAAGAAGGTGGAGGGCTACCGCACCGAGGTGCGGGAAAAAGGGTTGACGTTCAAACTCAAGGCCCGCGCCCAAGCCGAAGAACTGCTCACCACCTCGTGGCTCTTGATCCATGACCCAGCAGTCTCCCCCGCCGTGAAGGCCGACCTGATCAAGTCCACCGTGAAGTGGGCTGGGTTGGAGCCGAAGAACGATGTGTCTGTGGACAATGGTGGCGGTGGTGTGAAGATCACCATCAACCTCGGCCCAGACCCCCGTGACGCACGCACCATCGAAGCAACTACCGTGGACGTACAAGATGCAACTGCCATCGAACATTGAAGACCTGTTCACCCAAAATTTCAACGGCTTTCGCTCAGTAAAGGTGCGCACCGCCACCGAGGCCGTGGTCGTGGAGAACGAACTCAACCGCCAGAGCAAGTCGTTCCAGACCAAGATCACACGCAGCAAGAAACACGGGCGCGAGTTCGTGATCCAGTTGGTCAGCCCAGAGGCCGCACATGCCGCTTGACATCAACTACACCCCGCCGCCCACGGGCAAGAAGTTCATGGCGTCGAACGCCAAGATGCGCGTGCTCATGGGGCCAGTGGGTTCGGGCAAGTCCGTGACATCCAGCTTCGAGATCGTGCGCCGCGCATCCTTACAAGCGCCCAACGAGCAGGGCATACGCAAGTCTCGTGCGGCCATCGTCCGTGAAACCGTGCGTCAGTTGCAGGACACGACGATCAAGACGTTCCTCGACTGGTTCCCACCGGGTCAGTGCGGGGACTACATGCGCACCACCAAGACTTACTTCTTCAAGGTGGGCGACGTGGAGTGCGAGATTATGTTCCGGGCGCTGGATGACGCCGACGACGTGGCGAACTTGAACTCGTTGGAGTTGACCTTCGCGTGGTTCAATGAGTGCCGGGACATCCACCCCGACATCGTGGACGCCATGTCCAAACGTATTGGACGTTTCCCGAGTGCAAAGGACGGCGGGCCGACGTGGCATGGCATGTGGGCGGATACCAACCCGCCGACGATGGACACATGGTGGTACTACCAGATGGAGGGGCTCGACCCCAAGGATGGCGTCAGTCCGAACAACAACGGCTGGGATGTGTTCAAGCAACCCTCCGGGCGCAGCGTCTACGCCGAGAACATCGAGAACTTGCCAGAGGGGTACTACGACACCCAAGGCCGCAGCGAAGAATACATCCGTGTATATATCGACGGCGACTACGGACTGTCCAGCGCCGGTATGCCGGTGTACAAATACTTCCGGCCTGACTACCACATGGCGAAGGAGCGCCTGCGGGCCATCGTCAACGGCGTGCGGCCCATCGTCATCGGCATGGACTTAGGGTTAACCCCAGCAGCCGTGCTCGGGCAGCAAGACCCACGTGGCCGTGCCCTTGTCCTTGACGAGTGTGTCAGCTTCGACATGGGGGTGCAGCGGTTTGTGCGCACCATGCTCAAGCCCATGCTGTACGAACGCTTTCCCGGCGCTCCGGTGCTCGTCGTTGTTGACCCAGCGGGTACGCAGCGGGCGCAGACCGACGAACGCTCGGCGGTGGACATCATCAAAGCCGAAGGGATGAAAGTCATCCCGGCCAAGACCAACGCCGTTGCGGCCCGCATCAACGCAGTGGACGAGTACCTCATGCGGCAGGTGGACGGCGACCCGGCGTTCCTTGTCGATCCGCGCTGCACGCAACTCAAAGCAGCCATGATGGGCGGCTATCGCTTCAAGCCCAAGGGTGATGGCGACATCGACAAGAACAAACATTCGCACGTGGCCGAAGCCTTGCAGTACCTCATGCTGCACATTGGCAACGCCAGCGAGGGCCATGCGCTCCAGCAGCGGCGCGAGGTCAAAAGGACTTCAGCACTGGGCTGGACGTGATATGATTGCAGCACTGCTCCGCAGTTGTCACCTCTCCCATTCAAGGGTTCCCCCCGGCTGTGCAAACACCGGGGGTTTCTTTTTATTTGACCACGTGTATACTTCGTGGTAGAACCCTGTCAAACAGGTAAGGAGCGACCATGCAATGCAGCCAAGCGAAACCGTTCACCATGACATCCACCAACGCGAAGATGGGTGGCGCGGCCATCAAGTCTTACGAGAAAGGTGGCATGGTAACGAAGCCCAAAGAGAAGGGCATCTACACCGCTGAGATGGGTCAGCCACCGCAAGACATCGACGGTGGATCGGCTCCTCGCAAACCCGCACCTGCACCCAAAAAGAAGTAACGCAATGGCCGGACTGACATTCCTGCGGGTCGTATCAAACTCTGAACTTGCTCGGCAAGAGCAAGAAGTTTCAGACCGCGCTCTGCAAGAGCGTCAGAATCAACCCGTCATCCTTGGCTTGGCCGGGTATCTGCGGCAATGTTGGGATGTTGCTCAGATGGCGAAGAAGCCCATCGAGTACATCATGTTGCGTGCGCTTAGGCAGCGTAACGGCCAGTACGACGCAGACAAGTTGCAACAGATTCGAGGACAGGGCGGCTCCGAGATTTACATGATGATCACCGAAGTCAAGTGCCGCGCTGCGGAGTCTTGGCTGCGTGACATCTTGCTCGACAATGGCTCTCCACCGTGGGACTTGCAAGCTACGCCCATCCCTGATCTCAGTCCATCGCAAACGAAGGACGTGCAGGCTATCTTCGCCGAGCGCGTGATCAAGATGGTCGAGGAGTTCGGCAAGGCTCCCAACCGGGAGGAGATGGCCGAGATGCGCGAGGCAACCGACCAAGACTTCCGCTTCGCCATCCTACAACAAGCACAGATTCGTGCAGACAGGATGAAGACCAAGATTCAAGACCAGTTTGCCCAAGGCGGCTGGGAAGCATCCTTCAATGACTTCATCACCGACCTCGTGACGTTCCCTGCGGCGTTCATCAAGGGGCCGGTTGTGCGTCGCCAGCGGGCGCTGGGTTGGAAGACCAACGCGATGGGTCAGACTGTGGTCGAACCCATCGAACGTCTTGGCCCCGAGTACGAGCGGGTCGATCCGTTCTACATCTACCCTGAGCCGGGGATCACCAACCTCAACGATGGTTACTTGTTCGAGTACCACCCCTTGAGCCGGATGCAACTGTCCGATCTCATTGGGGTTCCGGGCTACGACGAGGACGCTATCCGCAAGGTGCTGGAGATTGGCAACGGCCTGTCGTGGATCAACGAGGACGTGGAGCTTGAGAAGAACGAGGAGGAGCGCAAGTACTACTCGTACATGAAGCCAACCACTGAGTTTGATGCTCTGGAGTTCTGGGGCAAAGTCAGCGGCAAGATGCTGCGCGAGTGGGGTCTGTCGGAGGAGGAAGTCCCCGATGAAACCCGCGAGTACGACGCCAACGTCTGGATGGTGGGCAACTACGTTATCAAAGCGGTGCTCAACTATGATCCGCTGGGCGAGAAGCCCTACGCCAAGACCTCGTTTATCAAGTGCCCCGGAGCGTTCTGGGGCAAGGCCATCCCCGAGATCATCGAAGACTTGCAGGGCGTGTGCAACGCCGCTGCTCGTGCGTTGGTCAACAACATGGGCATCTCCAGTGGCCCGCAGGTCGAAGTCAACGTGGAGCGCCTGCCGCCCAACGAGGACATCACCCAGTTGACGCCTTGGAAAATCTGGCAGACCATCAATGATCCTGTGGGTTCGAGCGCACCGGCTATCCGGTTCACGCAGCCTGACTCACGAGCAGTCGAACTCATGGGTGTGTACGAGAAGTTCAGCCGCTTGGCGGATGATCACTCGGGCATCCCAGCCTACGTCTACGGCGACCTGAATGTGCAGGGCGCTGGTCGTACCTCATCTGGCCTGTCAATGCTCATGGGCGCGGCAGGCAAAGGCATCCGCCAAGTCGTGATGCACATCGACACAGATGTTGTGAAGCCCATCGTGTTGCGCCAGTTTGTGTACAACATGCGCTACGACGAGGATGAATCCATCAAGGGCGACGTTGAAGTTCTTGCCAAGGGCGCGATTAACCTCGCGGTCAAGGAGACTGTCAACATTCGCCGTATCGAGTTTCTCAATGCAACCGCCAACCCGATTGATCTTGAGATCATCGGCAAGGAGGGACGTGCCAGTATCCTTCGGGAGATCGCA